ATATTTTCCATTATCAGGATGGCCCAAACTCTTATTATGACTGGAAAGACGCATCACAATGGCCTGTATCCGCAAAGGCGATTGAAGCCGTTAAACGTGGTATTAATAAACAGGGTAACCCCCTTGAAAAACCCGGCATTGTTGGGGCTTTTAATACAGCGTTTACGATCGAAGAGGCGATCGAAAAATACCTCGACGGGGTATATGAGAAATCCGACATACCTAACCGGTACACTTATTTACAAGGGTCAACTTCGGCGGGTCTTATTATCTACGACGACGTTTTCGCGTACTCGCATCATGGGACTGACCCCATTTCTGAAAAACTCTGTAATGCTTTCGACCTGGTTCGGATTCACCTTTTCGGCGATCAGGATACAGAAACAGACGACCACACGCCAATCAATAAGCGCCCATCATTCCTTCAAATGCGGGAGCTCGCCCTTGAAGATAAGAAGGTTAGGAAAGCAATCGTCTCTGAAAGGATTGAAAGGGCGGCAAATGATTTTAGGGGCCTTGAGGGATTGGCCGACGATCCCGAACAGTTGGAGGGACAAACTGAGGTCGAAACGGAGAATACTAACGACTGGATCGAAAACCTGGAAGTCGATAAGCAAGGCGGGATTAAAAGTACAATCGACAATATTGTAGTTATTCTTCAAAACGATCCTCTCATAAAAGACCGCATTGCAATAGACGAGTTCCGCAACAATATGATTAAACGCAAGCGGTTCAAGTGGGATAAACAGGATCGTTATTTATGGGCAGATACTGACGAGGCACATATCAGGCGCTATTTAGAACGCAAATACGGGATCACAGGGCAAAATAAGGTCCGTGACGCGATCGATATAATAGGGGCTGAGAACGTGTTCCACCCCGTTCGGGATTACCTTAATAACCTGCACTGGGATGGTGTGAGCCGGATAGATACGCTGCTCATTGATTATATGGGGGCGGAGGATACCCCTTATGTCCGTGCAGTCATGCGTAAAACGCTTGTAGCGGCTGTTAATAGGGTTATGGAACCTGGTTGCAAGTTCGATTACATGTTGTCTTTACAGGGCGCACAGGGGATTAGGAAGTCATCTTTTTGGGCCGCTCTCGGGGGGCAATGGTATAACAAGAACTTTACGTTTAGTATGATCGGTAAAAAAGAAGCTGTCGAACAGTTGCAAGGCTCCTGGATCAATGAAGTCGGGGAGCTTGCCGGGTTAAGCAGAGCGGAGGATAATGCCGTGAAGAACTTTATGGATAACACCCGAGATGAGATGCGGCCGGCATACGGACGGTATAAAATGGAATACTTACGACAAGGCATATTTGTAGGATCGTTCAATGATGAAACACCTCTGAGGGATCAAACAGGAGGGCGACGTTATTGGCCGGTAAGGGTAGTAGGCGCACGGAAATGGGAGGAATTTAAAGAGATCATTCCGCAAATATGGGCAGAGGCGCACTACTTATACTGGGTGGGGGAGCCCCTTTATCTGGATGAGCAACTCGAAAAAGAAGCGAACGCGATACAAAGTGAGTTCACTGAAAAAGATGTACGGTTACCTGACCTAATTAGATACTTAGACATGAAAGTTCCCGAGAATTGGGCTTCTATGGATATATGGCAGAAACGAGAATACGTACAAGGTGATCCACTACAAGTAACCGGTACCATTATCCGCGATAAAATAACCCCTATGGAAATATGGCAGGAGCTTTTCGGGGGTTCTGTAAAAGATATTAATAAACGGGAAACCAGGGAGATTAACGACATGATGCGATCCATCCCGCATTGGGAACCAGCAAGATTCAGGGATGGCGAAATAAGAGAAAGGGGGTATCGTCGCAATAATCTTAAAGGGGCGAAATTTCTGCTTAATGAGACAAGGAAAAATTTAGATCGGTCCAATTAAATATAATGGACCGGTAAAAGGCCCTACCAATTGGACCACCAAAACCCTTATCTGGCTTATCTTTCCTTATATTAGGTCCAATAGGTCCAATTATAATAGTAATAAAGAGTAATAAGGGATTTAACAGTTTAAGATAAAATAGAAAATATGTTAGAATGTTAAATGCCATTATAGTATATGGAAAAAAACTGGACCACGGACCTAATATACCCCCTTTTTGGCCTCAAACACAGTCCAGATAAGGGTTTGAGCTGGGACAATTATAGAAAATATTTTGGACCTGGGCCGTTCCCTGCGGACCTATATAAAAAATTATAACATGAATGAACGATTAGAAAAGAATATTGAGAGGTACCTTTTGCAAGAGGTGAAGAAGGCCGGAGGGCTTACTATCAAAATGGGTAAGAATGGCAACCCCGACAGGCTCTGTATGTTTGAGCATGGCCTTTCCTACCTGGTAGAGACTAAGAGCTTGAAAGGCTCATTATCGCCAAAGCAAAAGCAAGTACATAAAAAGATAGTTGCAATTGACCATACTATTTATGTGCTTAATAGTAAATTGGCTGTTGACGAATTTATAGAAAAGGTAAAGCGGGATATAAAATATATTGATCGCAATTTTACAACCTACATGCAATTCAAATGAGATACAAACCGTACCAATACCAGCTACACGGCGAGAAGCATATTTATAAAAATCGCTATTGCGGCCTACTCTTTGAAATGGGCTTAGGCAAGACAGTTATCACCTTAACAGCGATTGAGCGGCTTATTAACCATTATATGGAGATACAACGCGTGTTAATCATAGCTCCTAAGCGTGTAGCCTCTAAGGTTTGGCCGGATGAAATTGAAAAGTGGGATCACCTGAAAGGGCTCTCTTACATTCGTGTTATGGGCAGCGTTAAGCAACGTATAAAAGCTCTTGCGGTTAAAAGGGATATCTATATTATCAACCGAGAACTTGTCCCCTGGTTAGTGGCTTATTATGGGGAGAAGTGGCCTTTCGATTGCGTGGTTGGTGACGAGTTCAGTAGTTTTAAAAATCCGAGCAGCGAGCGGACAAAAGCGCTTATGAAGAAGAGGCCTAAGACCTACCGCATGATCGGCTTAACAGGAACACCAGCTCCTAATAGCCTTATGGATTTATGGGCGCAAATGAAATTACTTGACATGGGCGAGCGGCTTGGTAAAACGATTACATATTACCGTGATAACTTTTTCAGGGTCACAAGAATGGTAAGCGACTATGTGGCAACTTACGAATTATTACCGGGAGCAGATAAGAAGATACATGACGCCATAAAAGATATCTGCATCTCGATGAAAACACGTGACTACATTGACTTACCCCCTAAGATTGACAGAGTTATTGATATCGAGTTTGGGAAAAAGACAATGGACATGTATTATGATTTTGAGAAGGAGCAAGTATTGAAGTTACTGAATACCGAAAAAGAAATAACAGCTACAAGCGCAGCCGCCTTATCTAATAAGCTCAGGCAATTTAGTAGCGGATTTATTTATGACGAGGATAAGAAAGCATTTAATGTCCACAGTTATAAGCTTGATGCGCTTGAAGAATATGTCGATTGCCTTACTGGTAAGCCCCTCATTGTCTTTTACTGGTTTCAGCACACAAAGGAGGTTCTTTTAAGGAAATTCAAAAAACTGAAACCTTTATTACTCAATAGCGATGCAGATATTGATACATGGAACAGAGGTAAGACTTCTATTATGTTTTTACACCCCGCAAGCGCAGGGCATGGGCTTAACTTACAACACGGGGGTTGTACGCAGCTATGGTATGATCTTATATGGAGTTTAGAATTAAGGCAACAAGCCGACGCTCGACTTATGCGGCCTGGACAAAAGTATACTGTCGTGAGCTCTAAATTAAAAGCAATAGGTACCATTGATGAGCGAATAATAGAGGCTGACTTGAATAAAGAAAAAGGACAGAATGCTTTAATGAATGCAACCAAAGCACTTATAAAAAAATACTCATGAATGTATTAATTGGCTGTGAAGAAAGTCAGGAAGTAACTAAAGCCTTTAGAGCTTTAAAATTTGACGCTTATAGCTGCGATCTGCAACCATGCTCCGGAGGTTTTCCTAAATATCATTTTCAGGAGAACTTCTATAAAATCAGATATAATTGGCGTTGGGATTTAGTTATCTCCTTTCCGCCATGCGATCATTTAGCCGTATCCGGGGCACGGTGGTTTGACGAGAAAAGAAAAGATGGCACGCAAGCCGCAGCCATCAAGTTTTTTTTAGATGTTTGGAATTATAGTGATGCGGTTGAAAACCCTATTGGTATTATGAATAGCGGAAATTATATTAAAAAGTGGTTTCCTATTTTATATGAAGAGGGGGTCAGTATTGGCTTTCCCTGGAAGCCTTCACAAATTATTCAGCCTTGGCAGTTCGGTCACGGAGAACAAAAAGCAACGTGTCTTTGGCTTAAAAACTTACCTCTTTTGAAACCCACGAACATAGTTAGTGGAAGAGAGCAGCGTATATATAAACTTCCGCCTTCCGAAGAGAGAGCTAAGATAAGATCAAAGACTTACCCCGGAATTGCGACGGCAATGGCAGAGCAGTGGGGTAGCTATATTGTAATGAAAAAATATTCGTAATTTGGCAATATAATCCGTACATATGGCAACACCAAAGAAAAAAGGCAAAGGAAGAGTAGCAGGTAAACATGATAAGAGGAAGAAAACTGCACAGACATACAAGGTTAAGCCTCACCGTTATAGTATCACATTTGCAGTTGGTAGACCTCTTATGTATGAAACGCCTGAAGCCCTGCAAAAAGAAATTGATGAATATTTCGATTATATCAAAGGCGAATACGAAGAGAAAGAGGTAATCGTTACCGACCCGAAAACAAAGAAACGCAAGCCATATAAACAGGAGGTTTGTATCCGCGAACCTGAGCCAGCTACTATAACCGGGCTTACTTTGTTCCTCGGTTTTTCTTCGCTTGAGGCACTAACGGAATACGAGAAACGTGGCCCTAAATTTTCCGAAGTCGTAAGAAGAGGAAAGTTAAGAGTATCGAACCGTTACGAACGTAACCTGCATGGTACAGCGCCGACAGGAAGCATATTCGCATTGAAAAATATGGGCTGGAAAGACAGTAACTTCCTTGATCCAGGAGAAGGTAATGAAATGGGTATTATTGCATTTAAATATATCACACCACAAAAACCAAATGACGATGAAGAATAAAAATCGTTACATATGATAATAGTATACGAAACTGATACTAAATACAGTCATTTGCAGGTATTATTTAACGGTGTCAAACAACCCAAATATCGAGGCTACGATCTGCAATTGATGGTAAAAAATTACATATTCAAAACCGGCCTACGGCTACGTAGAATTAAAGACGTTAAACCTCATTAGATGGCCCTGATAATTGAAACAGTTATTGTCTGTGATGGCTGCAATGTCGTGCTTGATGCGGATATGTGCCACTTACCTGCAACAGTGCAACGAACTCTAATGCAAGGCAAAGGTTGGCGGCATACTGGTACACGCGATCTCTGCCCGGCTTGCCGATCTAAGCTCAGAGGCGGCGGGTATAAACATCGTAAAAAGCGAAAATATAACCGGGTGGCATAATTGCTGTGTAGAGTACTTTTTGAAAAACTAATAAAGAGGTGTCCGCTTCTCCGAAAATGAAAGATGGTTAGCAACCGGAGGCGAGGAAGGACTTAATAGAAATGTAGCAGCCTCTTTTTAAATCAGTCGGCAACTTGGTAGAATACTCTATCAGGTTTGCCGACTTTATTATTTATGGAGCCTATAATTGAACCCTCATGGAAACAGCATTTAGCTTATGAGAAGCTATTTGATAACGTTACTGAAAGCGTTGTGTTTGGCGGCGGAGCAGGCGGAGGTAAGTCCTGGCTTGGCTGCGAATGGCTACTAACTAATGCTATTCGTTACCCTGGAACAACTTACTTTATTGGTCGTAGCGAGCTAAAGCAGCTCCGCCGATCTACTATACCAACGATGTATAAGGTCTGCAATTTTCATAAGCTGAAGAAAGAGCGGATATTCAAGTACAAACCGCAAGAGGGTTGTTTGGAGTTTCGCAACGGATCGCGTATTGACCTACTCGAACTTAAGCACTACCCGAGTGATCCACTTTACGAGCGCTTTGGATCATACGAATATACACAAGGCTGGATCGAGGAAGGCGGGGAGATTGACGAGGATGCGGCGGATATGATAAGCAGCCGTACAGGTAGGCAGTACAACGACAAATATAACCTTCTCGGTAAAACGCTTATTACTTGTAACCCTAAAAAGAATTGGCTCTTCTACAAGTTTTATCTGCCCTGGAAAAATAAGAAGCTACCGAAGGAGAAGGCATTTATAAAAGCCCTCGTAACGGATAACACGAAAGGAGAGAGCGGCTACGCTAAGAAATTAGAGGGGTTTACAGGTATCAAACTACAGCGCCTTAGGTACGGGGTATGGGAGTACGAAAATGACGCAACGGCCCTGATAGATACTGAGGCTATTGCTCGAATTTTCCGTAACGGCTTGCCTCTTTTAACAGTCAAGGATGGCGTTACTTATGTAAATGATGTATCCGGTAACCTGGTTGAATATAAGCCAAAGAAGCGGATTACATGCGACGTAGCGCGATTTGGCGCGGATAGTACAGTTATTGCCCTATGGGAAGGCTTTCATGTGAAGCTATGGAGATACATAAATCTATCAGTTACACAGACTGCCGAAAAAATTCGTATCTTAGCACGACAGCACGGCGTACCCATGCACAGGGTATTAGTTGACGCCGATGGTGTCGGCGGCGGGGTAGTCGATATACTGGATTGCCGCCAATTTGTAAACGCTTCAGCTCCTTTCCCCTCTCCTGTCAATCCGATCATAGATGAAGAAACCGGAGAAGCGAAGCCGGAGAATTATCGAACTCTTAAAGCTCAATGCACCTACCGAACAGCGGAGAAAATAAATAACGGGATAATCACAGTCGAGATCATGTTTACAGGGCTTGAAAGCGAAGAAGCCGAGCAGCAGCGCCTTACGCAAGACCTTGAACAAGTGAAGCAAAAAGAAGTTGACCAGGATGGCAAGCTTGATGTACTGCCAAAGAAGGAAGTGCGTAAGGTCATTGGCAGGTCAACGGACTATTGGGATGCGATAAGCATGCATGAATTATTTATACTCGATCCTGAATTAACAATATGGGGTTTTTAAAGTGGTTTATTATAATGCTTGGGCTTTTAATAGCTCTAAGTGTAAAAGCTCAGGTAGCCGAAGGGCCGCTACGCACATTTAACCCAAGTAAATGGGTTTACAAAGATACAACTAATCATATGGGATATACACCTACTAACTACCCGCCTAAACTACCCCTTACTCCCGAGCAAAAAAGGAGAAAAGAGGCAGAGCGCTTAATAACTAAGGCGCTTAAGCGCTCATGGAGAGATAAAGTAATTAACTTTTTAAAAAACCTATTATGAAAAAAGCAACTATAGTTATCCCGGAAGAGATTAACGGCATGGACTGCCAAACAGACGACATACACCCCATTATTTTAATCAATGCCCTTAACATGCTTTTAAAACACTTTGCCCGTGAGCTCATTGCTGAAGCAAAAAAGAATGTAGGCAATAATCCAAAGTTACAAGAGCAATATCTTGATAGGCTCACAAAGAAGTACCTCGGTGATAATCCGGGCAATTTAAAAATTGATCCAAACTCATTTAATTAAGCGATGGCAAACGTATTAGCGCAATTAACAGCAAGCATTACCCGCCGATTCAAGAAAACAGGTGCTACAATGGGTATAGCCTGGAACATGTTTATATCTGAGGTATGGCCTAACATAGATAAGCGCACAGCCATAGAAGAAGGATACGCCGATAACACGGCGCTCTTTTCTATCGTTAATATGGACGCAGAGAAGTTTGCTTCAATACCGCGCTATCTATATGACGCAAAAAGCAAAAATGGCCAGGGCCAATATCTGACTCGAATGGATAAGGGTCCGGGCGCTTCAGCACTTCAGAAATTGCTAGATAACCCTAATCCTTATTTCTCACGATCTGAGTTCGACGAGCTGTTAAGGATATTCTACGATTGCACAGGAGATGGTTTTGTGTGGTTAAACAGGGGCGATGTAATGCAGGAATATATCCCTCCAACTGTGCAGCAAGATGGCTCTTTAACGGAAGGCACCTTCAGAGATCGTACAGATGAGGAGATTGACGCAATGCCCGTAATCGAAATGTACGTATTACCGAGCGGATGGGTTGGCGTCGTACCTGATCCCGATAACGTATTCGGCATTAAAGCCTATTGGTTGGAAGTAAACGGCAAAAAGACAGTTATCCGTAGAGGCGACATGATCCACTGGAAAAAGACCAACCCTAAATTCGATCCTGCAACTGGCGAACACTTGAGAGGCATAAATCCTTTCCAGGTTGGTCGGCATACGATTCAGGAAAATAAGGACGCTGTTGCAGCAATGGATCGCATGTTTAAGAACGACGGTGCTAAGGGGGTGTTAGTTAACGAAAATATGAAGTGGGATAGTTTGGAGGAGAAGCAACGTCAGGACATACGCGAAATGATCGACAAGCGTATTAACAATAGCGCAGAAGTAAAAGGAGCTGTGGCCACACTTGGCGGTAAGTGGTCTTACCTAAATATCGCTAAAGACAGTATTGATGAGAAGCTACTTGAAGGTGAAAAATTCACCATGCAGAAACTTTGCTTCTTACTTAAGGTGCCTTATGAGCTCTTTGATATATCTGCATCAGGATTAGGAGGGAATATCCGTGAGCAGATGCAAAGAAACTGGGTTAGTAACGTTATCATACCAGCACGTATAAATGTAGACCAGAAGTTCACAGAGCGGTTATGTCCGGCTTTTGGGCTGGTTGATTCTTCCGGAGCTCCTACTGCGATCATATGGTCTGACTGCTCAGGGCTACCCGAAATGAAGAAAGATACTGTAGCTCTTATTACAGCCTTTCAATTGGCATGGTATATAACACCCAATCAGAAGTTAGTAGAGCTTGGTTATGATCCTTCTCCTGATCCTATGTTCAATGAACCGTGGATACCTGCCGGTATACTTCCATTATCTGAGTTGAAGAAAGATTTCGTTTATAACGCACAAAATAATGCAACCAATGAGCAGGGAATTACGTACTGACGAAATCGCAAGGTTAGAAACGATAGCGGAACACATGTTCCCCATAGAGGATAATATGTGTGTTAATTGCCGCATAGGACAGCGCAATAAGCGCATAGCTTTCGTTTGGCAAATGAAGAAGCAGCTAAGGCAGCTTTCAGAAAATAACCTTAAAACGGTTTTAAATGAACTTGAAAGAGCGGCAGGAATTAAGTCAGCAGTACCTACGGTTAACAACCAGGTGGGCGAATAAGTTTGAGCCCTTAGTGGCTGCTGCTATCAAGGCCCAAATAGCTGAGTTTATCGCTATACTTAAGGAGAAGGGGCTACGGGCGGCACAAAATAGTTTGACTCTATTCGTTTTTCATGACCAAAGTACTGAAGTATTAGGCAGGTTATTTAGGGAGTTCGCGTTAAACTATGCAACTCGTAACTATAACCGATTAATGAGGGCGCCAAAGCAAAAGCGAAAAGATGGAGGCGCATTCGGAGTAGCAGAAGAGTTCAACAGGGATATAACCGATTACCTTAATCAATTTTTACTAACTCGGGCAGTGCTGCCGGTTACTGAGGGTACAAAAAAGCAGATATTAGCTATTCTCACACAAGGTCAAAATGAGGGGTGGAGCATTGACCGAATAATACAGGAGTTGGAGAGCTCTGGCAATGATGAATTAACAGATTTTCGCGCTCGCAGGATCGTGCGTACAGAGCTCACCATAGCTTCAAATTTCGCAGATAAGATGGTGCAGGACAAAGTACCATTCGCGGTAATAAAGACCTGGATAAGCGTTCATGATAACCGCACACGCGATTCACACGAAAAAATGGATGGCGTAGAAGTTGAGGGCGACGCTGACTTCCATGTACCTGTCATGAAGGGCAAGCTACAAATAGGCATTGATCTAATGACTGGCCCCGGCGATCCCTCCGCGACACCAGGTAATATAATTAATTGCCGATGCACAAAAGCTCTTATCCCTAAACGTGATAGTAAAGGTCGATTAATTCCAAAAACACAAAATAAAATTGCAGCATGAAAACTGTAAAAGCAGCAGCAAACAGTATCAAAGATGTTGATCTAGGTAAACGCACTGCCGTAACCGCATTCGCTACTTACAAGTCACTTGATCGTGATAAAGATCGCTCATTCAAGGGTATGTTTACCAAATCCTGGAATGAGTTTACCGATACAAGGGTATTTCTGAACCACGATAAAACGCAAGCACCTGGTAAGATATTCGGGGACGATTTTAAAAAGTCTTTGTGGGAAGATGAGAACCATGCCTATGCAAAAATGTGGTTCGGCACCCATACATTAGGTGATGACGTACTGAAACAGATGGATGAGGGCATAATTAAAGACTCATCCTTTTGGTTTGTTCCGCTTAAGTATGATAAAAACGAGGCGGGAGGTTATAACCTGCGAGAAGTATTGCAGAAAGACGTAAGCGTTTTAACGCACTGGGGAGCTCATCCCGAGTCTAAAATTGTAGCGGTACAGAAAGCCGCGAGTGATCTTTTACCGGCTCCTGAGGTCTTAAAACAGCTCACACAGGATGAAATTTCCTTCCTAAGAGATTTTATTAACGGTTTCAATGAGGATTTAATATCTTTAATTAACTTTGCTGCACAGTTGAACGAAACCTCAGATATCTACACATGGGTTAACAGTATCATTTCAGACCTTAGCTACACAATCACTCGCTTTAAAGGGCAATTAGTCTATGGGCAAAAAAGCTGGACTATTGACGAACTTTCCGAGCGCTTGTCTCGGTTAAAATCATTTTGCAGAAATACCACGGCTTCGGATGAGTGCATTCAAAATGTACTCAAAGAAGCTGAAGGAATAGAGTCGCTTCTTTTAATGGCCGACACTCCCGAGGCAGCGCAACCGGAGGAGCAGTCGAAAAGTAGTGAGAGCGATAACCTTACATTAATGAACATCAAACTACTTTTAAACTCATGAATTACTCAAAATTCGTACCACCGAGCAAATATAATGCTCCAAAGTTTGTAACGCGTCGCATGCCTGGCGTACATCGCAAAGGCCATGCAGCTTATAAATCAGACGGCGAACCGACAAGTGTAGCCGAGCTTAACGAACGCGTAAAAGAGTTCGTTGAACAAAATAAAGGCTTGGTAAAGGAGGCCGCTGAAGCCAAAGCCGAAGTTATCCGGATCACCAAAGAGCATTCCGACAAAGTAGAGGAGCTCAACAAAAAACTTGGTGAAAAGGATGCAACTCTCGGCCAAATACAGAAAGAAGTCCTGGAAATGCGAGCCAAAATGGGCACCCGTATTTTAGGCGTCGGGGGCGAAGGCGGCGAACAGGTAAAGAGCTTTGAAGGGCTCATCAAGGAATCTATCGAAAAGAATGCTACCGAGATCGCTAAATGTGACAAGGTTACCACTCACTCATGGGGTACTGATCCAATCGGTAAGCAAGCCAGAGTGAAAGCCGCTGGTACTATCACTATTTCAGGAAATGTAGGCACTGTATCAATTGCAGGTGTACCAACCATCGATCAAAATATCGCTACTCGCGGTTATGACGAAACGCATTTCCGTGACATTTTCCCAATCTTTGACAGCGCTACAGGTAGCTATGTTTTCTATCGTGCGAATACACCTACTGGTGAGGGTTCGATTACAAAACAAACACCAGGTGCGGCTAAATCTCAAAAAGATTATGACTTGACACCTGTAAAGGTAGACGCCGATTACCTGGCTGGATTTGTAGATGTAGCTCGTCAAGCCTTAACCGATGTACCTATGTTACAGTCTTATGTAGGTAATGAGCTGATCGAGGACTATCTTGACCAGGAAACCTTTAACATGTGGTCTGAGTTGATCGCTGCTTCAACCGGCCCGACTGTATCAACCGGAGCGAACCCAATGGAGACTATGATTAAGAGCATAGCCGCTATGCGTCAAATCAAACGTCGGGTAAACATGATTGTAGGCCGTCCTGCCCTGTGGAGCACATTGTTGCTTACTAAGCCAAACGATTACAATTTACCGGTTAACTCAGTTGTAATTACGCCTCTTGGTACGATCTCGATTGTAGGGGTGCCGTTTTACACAACCGCAACCAACGCAATGAGTGATACCAAGTTCGTGATCGGGGACACAAGGCAAGCGGGTATTATGCAAGTAACAGGTGAAGGCTTGAAATTGCAGATATTCACTCAGCACGATAAGGCAGTATACAACAATATTCAAACGATGCGTGTAGAAGCACGGGTAGCACTGCTTCAGCGTAGATTAGAGGCTTTTGCTTACCAAACAGCGTAATGATTCTCAATAGTTTTTTTCCGTTTAAGGTCTGCTTAAATCACCCCATCGCTACCGAGCGATGGGGTTTGTCTTTAGGCGAATTTAAACGGATAGGCCTTACGAATGTGGTCAGATTTGAGGCGCTACCCTCAATTGGCCCTCACCAGTCCTTTAATCGCTCTGTAAAGACGATCTTAGAAGTGTTTAACCGAAGCCCTTATGACCGGCTTTTATTCCTGGAAGATGACGTAACATTTGTAAAGCTGGATCATATCGAACAGGCAGTAGAGGAACTGCCGGAGGATTGGGATTTGCTCTATTTTGGGGCTAATATCCTGCATACCGAGCCGAAGCCAACCCGCTATAGCACTCATTTGTGCAGGATTTACAGCGGTTGGACGACTCATGCTTTGGCATTTAACAAGAAATGCATTACTTTCATCCTTGAAAACTTACCAGGGGAGTCTGAACAGATGTTTGATAACTGGCTTTCCGGTAACCTTACTCGCCTTAATTCGTACATAGTCTCACCGATGGCCGCTTACCAGCGCCCCGGCCATAGCCTGATTTGGGATACGACTACAAACTATGACTTGGTTTTTACAGGTTCGGATAAAATACTAAATCACATATGCAAACGCACTTAATTTGTTACGCAGATGAGCAAATGTCTATCTCGCAACAGCTATGTATCAAGTCAGCGAAAGAAGTTGGTAAGATTGATTTTACTTTCGCGTTTGGGCCCCAGCACATCGACGCTGATTTCATGAGAACTCACTTTAAAACACTTACAGCTACTCAGCGAGGCGGCGGCAGAGGGTATTGGCTTTGGAAACCTTATATCGTTAACAAGGCCATAAGCACCATGATTGATGGAGATATTTTGATCTATTGTGATTCAGGGATAGAGTGGATCAATGAAGTAAAGCATTTCCATTTAGGCCTTAAGCGAAACGATATAATGTTATTTTCTAACGGGCATAGGCATATTGATTGGTGTAAGTTAGAAGTAATTAACCATATGCTACCTGATTTCTATGATACTGCTAGGCATGTACGAGAATCATGGAAGCAAGTGCAAGCTTCGGTCATGCTGTTTCGGGTTAGTGATTATACTCGCGAATTTTGCTCCCGCTGGCTTGCTTGGTCGTGTATCCCGGGGTTTATCGACGATATCCCTCGCGGCCCTCAATTGCCGGAGTTCAGGGAGCACCGTAATGACCAAAGTATCTTAACAAATCTCCAAATAGCGGATAATCTTCCTTTGCACCATTGGCCTGCTCAATATTGGCAAGGACAACGGAAAGAGTTTCCCGACGATCAATATCCGCAAATGTTTTACCACCATCGTCGAAGAAACGAGGAATGGAAAGCCGATTTTAATAAATATGGCGAGAAAACAATTGAAACGTTCATGAAACAACGCAAAGACGTATGAAACAAGGTTGCCTACTCGTTGATCCGCTTCTTATTGCGATACCTGAGGTTTTTGAAACTCTCTTAGACAACTTTACTCTAATTCGCCAATTAGAAGTTGACGAAACAACACATATACTTATAGTTGAGCATGAGAGTTTCATTGAGGCGCAACCAGGTCAAATATTGCCTTTCTATGATCCTGTTTTTGGAAGAATAGAAGGCAGTATTTTTCTTAAAGAGATTAGTGCACCTTACATTCACTCTAAATATTTTATACAATGTCAAAACAAACAGGAGCCCCCAAGAAATCCGGAGGCGGAAAGTCCGGAGCCATTGATTTGGGCGCCATAACACCCGTACCTGACTTTCCGAAAGGCGGGATCGTTAACGATTCGTCACCTGAATTTATCGGTGATTTCGATACACCAGGCAATAAGCCTATCACTATGGCACGATGGGAGAAAGCGCAACGAGCAGAAAGAGAGCAGCACAAACTTGGCTACATTGAAGGTGTGCTACATTATGCTAAAGCCTATAAACACTATTTCCGGTTTGTTGGTTTGGGCAATGATCTGCATGGCCTTAACGTGATCGAGATAGGTCCGGCTGACTTTCCTGCCCTTCAGCATTGCGTTAACTTTAACGGGGTTATAGTCGAACCAATGCCGAGTGAACCTTTACTAGCCATCTGTAAAGAGAAAGGTATTACATTGGTTACTGAACCTTTCGAGTTTACAGGGCTCAATAACGATACTTCAGGTATAGTCGAGGTATGGCTTTTCAACGTTATGCAACACGTCATTAATCCGGCTCTGTTCATTGAGAAAGCGAAAACAATAGCAAATCGTATTCGCTTCTTTGAGCCGATTAATCAACCCATTACTGAATATCACCCGCATACTTATACGTTAGAAGATTACCAAAACTGGTTTGGACAGTCTGTCAACCTATATGCAGGAGGTTCAGTTGAGGGGTTTCACGAGGCTGATTGTGTATATGGGTGCTGGATAAAGGACTAAAAAAAGGAGCCTTGAAAAGCTCCTTTGTTCTTAGATTTAACCCCTTAAACCTAAATAATCCCAGTGAAATTTTACAGCCTGCAATATAATAAAAAAGCCCGATTAATAGAGAATTAATCGGGGACAGTCGGCGAAAAAAAGATAATCTACATAGCGACTTCAGACCTTAACTCAATCGCTGCTAAGCTGCAAGATGCATTAATTTTTCCATTTAACGAATATAAATTTATTTAATATGAAAGGGTACTGTACGTTTACCCAATTGGGTAGGTATGGCCGGTTTGCAAACCAGGTGTTTCAAATTGCTGGAACTATCGGCATTGCTCGTAAAAACGGCATGGAGCCGATATTTCCAACTTGGCGTAATCTGGATCATTACGAAAAATTCGGGTCTAAAGAGGATATTAACGTGTTTGAGCACATGGTAAACCAGTTACCAACTTATTACGAGCATTTGCCTATAGAATCTTGGATATGGCAAAGCCATCCGGTTGAATGGGGATATCATGATGTAACCTTATTACCTGGTAACTGGGATTTACAGGGGCATTTCCAGAGTCTCAAGTATTTCAATCACTGCCTTGATGAAGTTCGGCATTATATGCGGATGGTAATAGAGGCAAAGAGCTCACATAACGGGAAAGTTGCTATTCATGCAAGGCGAGGTGACTATGATAATAAGTACCATCCAGTAATACCGGTTCAGTATTACGTAGAGGCGATTAAGCATTTTCCTTTAATGACTGAGTATTTAGTATTTAGCGATGATCCTAAGTTTATAAGTCAGTTAACCGATCAATTAGAGATCAACGGTATGACTATGCAAGCAAGCAGATTGTACCCGATCTATCTCAATTATCTTACCTCCTTTGCAGTTATGAAGAAATGTGAGCACTTCATAATAGGTAACAGCTCTTACAGTGCGGCAGCTGCGATCTTGGCAGACAATCCGGATAAACAAGTGATCGCGCCGAGAAACTGGTTTGGTGAAGCCTACGCGGGTATTAATGGGAAAGACATTTATTGCGATAATTGGAAAATTATTTAACCCATGAAAATTAACACGAGAGTAAAACATATAATTGATGGCGAAGCGACTCGTTTTGAAAATAAAATCAATGATGCATTAGCACAGCTTGAAGACAGCAGAGGAACGGGAACTGTTATTAGTATACAATATTCCGTCAGCAAATATTATTACTGCGCATTAATAACTTACACATTCCAAACAAACTCTTAAACTTATGCGAATACTTTGGGCAATACATCTATATCCACCGATCCATAATTGCGGAGCTGAATATGTAGCTCACAACGTCAATAAGTACTTATTATCACAAGGTCATGAGGTAAGAGTACTTAACTTACAAAGTAAAGAACCCTATTACACTCACGATGGAGTCGAGGTCTTTGGCAATGTAAAAGGGATTGATCCCTTTCGTTGGGGCGATGTTATTTTGACTCATTTAGATTTCACGCGGTTTACTATTAATGTGGGGGGTATACTAAAAAAGCCGGTAATTCATTTCGTTCATAATAGCTTTAAATATCCAGAAATTGAAGAAGCAGAAAAACAGCAATTCATTGTTTACAATTCTAATTGGGTAAAGGAAGAACTCAATTATAAACACCCTGGCATAGTCCTTTACCCCCCTTGTCCTATTGACAATTATCAGACAGGCAAAGACCCGTCAAGTAATAAGTATATTGCCCTTATAAACTTGAATGAAGATAAGGGAGGGCTCATACTGCTAAAACTTGCTAAGGAAATGCCTGACCGTAAGTTTTTAGCGGTCACGGGTTCTTACGACAATGGGGGGCTTCAACCTACCATAATTACCGAACTGAGAAAATTACCAAATGTAAAGGTGATTGACCACTCCCCCGACGTTAAGAGTATATATGCCCAAACTCGAATTTTATTAGTACCTTCGCGCTATGAGTCTTGGGGCCGTGTAGCTACTGAGGCTATGCTAAACGGTATACCCGTCATTGCCTGCCCGACGAAAGGCCTTTTGGAGAATTGTAAAGGGGGCGCTATTTTTGTAAATCCTCGCGGCGAACGTAAATTAGATAACTACAGCGAAATTATCTCCCACGATGGAGATAGCTATGATACTTCTCTTTTTAAGTACTTTATTAACTCACTCGACAGTCCAGAAGAATATTCACACTATTCAGAAGCGGCGATAAAAAGGTCTCTTGAACTCGAAGAGGACTATTTTAAACAGATTTCTAAGTTAGAAAACTTTCTATTATATGCGTGGTCAAACTATCAGGGATAACCGATTTATTAAACCGGTATCTACTAAAAAAGTAGAAGGGGCAGTTCTTGATCTAACATTGCAGGAGACAAAAGACTGGCTGATAGTTACCCATAATGAGGACGATACAGTAATACAGCGAATAATAGATGCGGCTGTTATGACTTTAGAGAGTTATTGTAAACGCCCTTTTACGCCGACCGAGGTAACGGTATATATGGATTTCTGTAAGAACCCTCTTTATTTCCCTCGTTTACCGGCCATCTCAGTAACAGATGTCTCAATTAAAGTGGATCGCGGATATACTGGTTATGAGTCGTTACCTCTTGATGACTATGAGGTGTTTGCTGACGAGCTGATACTTGAAACTACCGGTATTGTTTATCTAAGATATACGGCAGGATATGGCCCGGGCGAATTACCCGAAGCTATTAAGCTTGCCCTTTTGCACGAAATAGCTTACCGGTACGAAAATAGAGGCGATAAGAATCTTGATCTAGGTATTTCAGAAGCGGCAGAAACTTATTTAAGACCGTATGTAATAACCCAGTATACTATATGAAGAAACCGTCAATAAATGAGTTACGGACTTACGCAATGCTGCAAACGAACGCTCCTAAAATACTGTATGGGTCGGGGGTTGTCGGGGCTGGTCGTAAAGACGTATACCAGGATTACCGGGTTTTGCGAGGGAAATTTACCCAACTAAAGGGTAATAGAACTCTCGGTAATGGCACTATCCAACAAGCGGTTACTTGGGAATTTATAATTAGGTATGAGGTTGCAATAATGGCAGTGCTGGATTTACAAACGCGATTTTGTATAGAAGGGAAAACGTATACAGTAGATAGTTATGACATACAAGTAGTAGATAAAAGTACTTGGTTTGTTTTCACCTTATTACAATTTGGCAAGTAATGGCAATATCTTTCTTATCAATACATGCAGCCCGAGTTAATGAGCTCATCGCTGATATTGATGCGCAAAACAGCGCGTTAATAGACGAGATATCTTTTGAGATGGAGGCAACTGCGATTGATATTGTAAGAGTTGCCAAACAAAAAACAAGTAAAGAGCTCGGCATACTTGCAAGAGAAATAACTTATCAAAAAAAGAGCAAATTAAATTTTCAGATAATAGCAGGAGCACAGTATAGTGCTTTTGCAGAGTTCGGTACTTCGGGTATATCCGGTAGCTCGGTTTCAATCCCCTCGGGCTTTGAAGAAGTAGCTCGACCTTTCATTGGAGTTAAAATAGATAATGGAGGGCTCACTTTGCAGAAAGCAATCCAATTATGGGGCGCGCGTAAAGGACTAGAACCGGACGCTATACATGGGGTATACTTGAAAGTGCTACATAAAGGGCGCAACCCTCACCCGTTTTTAATCCCGGCTTTTATCGAGGAAACAGCAAAGTTAGAAGCAAGGTTAAGGAACCTATTAAACTCGTAACCACTATGAACAGAGAACAAGCAGTAAGAGAGGGTTTTTACCAGTCCTTAAAAGGCATGATAGTAGACCTTCCTGGTGAGGGCTCTCTTGCTGTTCCTATTTACTCGAACAAAAATGAGAGTGACGAACTTGTTTATGTTCTTATTACTAACCAATTTGGTCAGAATCGGTCAGATATGGCCGTTTATCGCTGGAAAGAAAATATAACTATAGAAATCTATCATACCCAGCAAAATTCAGCGAACTATGATTTCGTTGATACTATTAGTGAGAAGATCGAATCTTTAATATTACCCACTCAACCAATTTACGGAGCTCCTGATAATTTATTGACCCCTCAGCCTGGGTGGGACTTTAGAAATGTGCAATTAGAAAGCGCACAAAGCTACCCATTAAATTTTGGGCAAAACAGAGCTGAAACAGTGGTCTATAAGCAACTTGTGTTCTCATTATTAATCTCTAAAATATCGTAAATGCAGTATGTAAATTCATCCGCGAACCCAGTTGAGCTTTCGTTTGATGGGGGCGTTACCTGGAAAACTTTGGTATGCGTTACCAATTATAACCGTAATTTATCTGCTACTCTGACCGAAACGGAAACGCTCAATTGCGGCACCCTGCAAGGCTCGGGCGCTCCGAAGTTCGATTTCTCCGGTGAAGCAGTAACGGATATTAATCCGAGCGCTTCACAGGTTTCACAGGAAGATTTAGAGCTCGCCATCTTGAACCAATATAACGGGGTGGGAGTTCCTGTTCAAGCTCGTACTCGTTGGCCGGCTACAGGCTCTGTGAGCTCTTTACTCTACCTGAAAGGCGAAGTAAAGGTCGAGAGCGTAAATCAAAAGAACTCACCTAATGACCTGGTTAAATTCGATTTTTCACTCAAAGGGAATGGTATTCCTGAATTAGCCCCATAATCACATGACAACCGGTATAGTTAATAATTCAGGCGTTACATACATCATGATCGAAGGAGAAAAAATAAAATTGCGGTTTGGCTTACCCGCTTGTCAGGCATTTTATGAAATGATACTTTCTGAAGATAGCGAAAAGTACATTAATAAGACTGCTTTAACACCGTTGGGTATAGCCAAACTTTTGCATGCAGGTTACGTCAATAATTGTCTCGCTGAAGATGCAGAAATAATACTACAACCTGGTAAGTTTCTTGTTTTCGTTGAAGATATGATCTTAGAAGCCCCTCAAGAGCTCGAAAATGCCGTTAAAGTATTCGAGGAATCTAAATACACCCGAAAGGCTACAGAGCAAGCAGGCGAGGTCTTAAAGAGAGCTGAGGAAGAAGCAAAAAAAAAGTTGATTGGGCATACATCGAATCTTTTGCACTCTTTGAACTCGGACTCAGCCAACAACAGTACTACGCCTGCACTTACCGAGAGTTCGAGTTCAAGAAAGAGGGGTACGAACGTAACAAAGCCGAAGAGCAAACGGAAAAAGTAGAGTTATTTAGAGCGCATAACTTAGAATCGTGGAGGCAAGCCCGTGTTATTGCTTATATGCAAAGCGATGGTAAGAAAAGTATATGGGATTTCTTCCCTCTTCCCGATGACCCAACACTTGAAGAAAGAATAGAGCTTCTGAAAGAAGCAAAAGAAGAGCAAGCAGAAAAAGATGACCAGTTTGCACGAAATGTATTAGCGGATTTTAAAAATAGAGGGTTAATATAATGCCACAATTTGAGATTGAAGTAGGGGGGAATATAGCCCCTATAACTAAGAGCTTGCAGGATTTAAAAAGCCGGATAAAGGAAATTACTTTCGAGCTCGGGAGTACAAAAGACCCTGTAGCTATTGTCAATCTCAATAAGGAGCTTAAGGAGACAGAGAATGAAGTTAAGCGAATAAAGAATTTAGGGCCAATTGTCCCGCCCAGCGCGGCTAATGGGCTTAACCAGGCTACGGTTGCAACCACTAATTTCGGGCGTGTATTACAAGATTTACCCTTCGGCTTTGTAGCAATATCGAATAACCTTAACCCATTGCTCGAATCTTTCCAGCGCTTGAGAGCTGAGACAGGTTCGGGCAAAGCTGCTATCCAGGCGCTCGGCTCTTCCTTAATCGGCGCGGGGGGATTAGGGTTAGCCTTATCCGCTGTTACGGCTATCTTTACTTTTGCTAGTGCAGGTTTTGGGGCTTGGTCAAGAGGGTTAGGCAGTTCAGGAGCGGCAGCCAAGAAAGCTGCCTCAGAAACGGAAGAGCTCGGCAAGACATTAAACAATGTTGCTGAGGATGTAGGTAAATCAGCCAGTCGGGTTACAACTCTCGTTAACGCTCTTACGTCAGGAACATTGAATACTGCTCAACGCAAGAAAGCCCTAGATGAATTAAAGCAACAGAATCAGGAGTACTTTGGTAGCCTAAAAGATGAGAAAGGAGTTATTGAAGGGTTGCAGGTCGCCTATGATGGGTACTTGCAAAGGCTTAATTCAATCGCTACCGCTAAAGCCCTCGAAGCTCAGCTAACTAAATTATTCGATAAGAAATTATCGTTACAGCTATCAATTGATCCTAACTTTAAAGCATCTACGAGCGGAGATGTACAGAGGCAAATAGGCGATTATAAAAAGCAACTCGCTAAATTAGGCGGCCCACTGACTGCCGCTGAAAGGGCTGATAACTCAGGGGCTATATTCTTAAATGAAAACCTTAAGAAGAGGGCAGACCTAGAACTACGAATCAATAAACTGAAATCCGCTCGTGTTTTTGACCTGGCTGACACAGACAAAGAAATTGAGGCTATTGATAGGCAGATTGCCGGGCTTGTTGAATTGCAAAAGGCTAATGAAAATTTCCAAATATCCGGCTCCGATACCAAAGCGAAAGCCTCAACCGATGAGTTGAAGAAACGCCTCGAAGCTCTCGAACGACTTAAGAAAGCTACCCAAGACGTTAACGCGCTGGTCGGTATTCAGGAAAGTATTTTTGATCTACAGGTAAAAATTGCGATTAGAGATAAAGGTAAGGACCATATTAGCGATAAGGAGTTACAACAACAGATACAGGGGTTTCAAAAAGAACTAAATGCTGCATTCTTAAACCAGGCATTATCTTTAGAGCTCAGTCCTAAAGTAACTTTTTCGCCTGTAACTTTAGCTGAAATACCTGCCGTAATTACTGACCGAATTAGCAAAGCTACAGGCAAAGAAAAAATAACTATTACTCTTCATGATGTAAGGGTTAAATTTCTTGGTGAGAAAGCAACAAAAATAATTGAGAATACAGAAGCTATAAACAAGCAATTAAGTCAAGAAATAAATGATTCTATCACCAATCTGAAAATAGACCTTGCTTCAACGTTAGGAGAGTCATTAGGGGAAGCTTTCTCTACAGCCATTCAAGGGGGTGATCTTACCGAGGGGCTAAGAAAAGCGGCTTCGGCCATGCTTGGCGTATTAGGGAGTACATTACAACAGATTGGTAAATACGTTATTTCCGCTGCGATTAAAATACAAATACTTAAGCAGACTTTAGAAAAATGGGCGATTGCTAACCCTGCTCTTGCGATCCTTGCAGGAGTTGGGCTAATTGCTGCGGGAAGTGCTCTTAAAAATGCCACTTTCTCAGGGCCGAAATTTGCGCAAGGGGGCATAGTAACAGGTCCGACAATAGGGCTAGTTGGTGAAGCAGGTAAAGAAGCTATTATCCCCCTTAACCGATTGCCGGATATGATAGGTAACCGGGGCGGTAATACCGTAATACTTAATAGCACATTAGGCATAAAAGGAAGAGAGTTAGTAGCCCTTATAACACAAGAGACTAAACGATTTAACCGTATAAATTAATGAGCTACTTTTTAAAACATACTGCCGAATTTAATACACCAGTCACTGAACAAGTGAAGATCGAGCTCTATAAAAAGAGCGATGTATCTTTCACTGTAGAGCCCCTACGTTTAACCTTTACCAAGAAACAAGCTTTGTCGGGGGATGGTAACGGGGCTGATACGATCATATCAAATGAGCTTACATTCGGTATATGGCTTACTGAGGCCAATACAGCGAAGTGGGGGGATTTCATCGTCTCCTTTCACGATGAGTGGAAAGTTATATTATACCTGGATAACCAAATTGAGTTTATAGGTTTTCTCACACCAAATGAAGGGTCCGCTTCGTTGATTGGTATCCGTAGAGAGATTAGTTTATCCGCAAGTGATAATCTTGGCTTACTGAAGAAAGCACCTTTCAAGCGTTGGGATGGAGTAGATTGGCGACAGGGCGGAGATAAGCACCGTTTTATAGATTATATCTGCGGGGCATTAGCGCAAACTGGGCTACAGCTTAATGTCAAGGTATATGCGAATCTATATGAAGGCGCAACGCCTGACAGGAACACTAATCCTGATAGTGAGACGTTCAATCAGTATTGGCTTGATTATCGTATGTTCATGACTGACCCCTTAAACTGGAAAGATTGCAATACCAGTTTATTAGCGATATTGTCAGAGGGTTATATGCTTGAGCAATGGAATGGTAAATGGGTTATAACTCGATTAGGGGAAATGCAAGGGAGTGCGGGGCCGAAAATATGGTCAACAGAATATGCCTATGATGCAACCCTTATCCATTCTGAGCAGTATTTAAATGATCCTGCAATAGTAGATAAACAACAAACGCTCCACCCAATAGGCGGGGAGCTCAATGCTTCATGTAGTTATTCAGTTAAAAGGGCACGTCATACCTACAATTATAACCCGTGGCAGGAATTGCCGAAAAATAATACATTTGAGAGAGGGACGTTCATCCCAGGTATTGGAGTAAATGATCCGATAAATCACACCACACAGCGAGCCTACACAATAGATGACTGGACTTATTACAGAGTAGTTCCAGGTAATGCGCCTGTATCAACTACAGACTTGGCTTACAGGCTTTCGACCTATAACATATACGGAGTTGAGATAGCCAGAGTAGTAGTATTAGAAAGTCATTTTAATGACCCTGGTGCTGGTCATCGCTTTCTCCGGTCTTCTGCTTTCCCAATTAAAGCAGGCGATAAACTCGATATCGATTTCGACTTTAGGCGGGAACCAGGTGGGACAGGTACTATGGATTACATAATGGTTTCTATTCAGGGTCCGTCAGGTACTTACCGGTTAAATAATAACAACCCCCCTGATGGTGGAGGGCCGTTCTTTTGGTCGTCGGGCAATGCTCTTAAATTCCCAAGTAAATTCTATCAAGGCGAAAATTGGCAGGATTGGAGTACTATCAGCATGGAAATACCAGCCGCACCGATTGACGGTGATCTAATTATCGACTTTTTAAACTATGATAGCTCTCACACAAAAGCATTTTATAGAAATTTCTCCCTTACATACCACCCGTTTGTAGCAGGGGGTTACGTAGAGGCGAAAGGAGATTATTGGAATACTGAGCAAAATGCGGCTTATCTCGATGAGATCGACGAGGAAGTATTAATCTCTGATTCAGAAATTAAAGTGCTTCAGGGAGCTATTCTAAGGGCTTCAGGCGATCTTACAACAAGAGCATGGCATAGATTCGGCGTTAATGAAAATAGGGGCTATAAGGAGCTTATAAATCTCGCACGGTACAACATGGCCTATCGACGATTTTGGGAGATCACCGGTTCATTCGGCGGACTTGGTTATTATCCTGCAAATAACCAGGCCATTCGGTTACCCCTTGGGTTTCATAAGCATTTTATTTTTCCAGGGGTGCAGGAAGTAGCAAGCTCTTACTTTCAGCTCGTGCCTCCTTTGACAATTGATTATACAGCCGGTTCTATTACCGCAAAGTTTCGAGAGAGCTATGCGCCTGGTTTGAATGACGGGAACCAGGAAGGTAATCTGCATGAGTTTAAATATAAATTTTAATAAATGGCAATTATACAATCAAATAAGTGTTTACTCCAATTAGATAGAGATGGTACATATGTTACTATTATGTGCATACGTAATTTTAGCGTAAATACCATTACAACTGAAAAGGAGATTACGGCTCCTGTAGATGGGAAATTCAAATCTTTTGACTATTCGCAGCTCTCAGCTCGGGTAAATGTTGACGGCGTGCTTATTCGAGACTTGACAACAAACACAATGTTTGATTTTGCAGAGGCACAATTGAACTTTTTGGAGCTCAAAGTAAGAGCGGTCTTTATTGACGAGATCGGTCAACCCAAAGTATTTACGGCGCTCTGCATAGTGACTAACGCTAATATTGACGCTTCGGCTGGTCAGATAGGAAGTGGTACAGCCGAACTGTTGGCTTCTGGCGAGTATAAAATAGAGAATGCATTACCGCAAACAGTGAACTTACGAATATTGCTATTCGGTAATCCATCGGTACAGGCATTTTTCAAGTTTCAACTTATCGATACAAACGGTACAGCAATATTTCAAAGTGATATATTACCGCAGGCAAATGGGGGCAATCTCGCAAACCCCATTGACATAACGGTGCCAGTACCAAAAGGTAGTTGGTATTATTGGTTTCAAATGGATACAAATGCTATCGGTAACGTGTTTTCATTAAATGCCCCTCCTACTAAATCTTCTACATTTAATAGCGGCATTTATAATGAAACCTCGAACGGAGTTCAATTATATGATTTTAATAGCGACAGGGAGGTATCGGTTGAGATTGGCACAAATGCACCACCTCCTACTTGTGTTGCGCCTGCAATTGCTTCAGGGGCAACCTTACCCGATGGCCAAGTTGGGCAGACTTATTCACAGAATGTCGTAATAAGTGGTACACAGCCCTTCAATGTAAGTAATGTAGTAAAGCCTGCCTGGATGAATATCGCGCTATTAAACGATACGATCGTATTAAGCGGCGTACCTGATGTAGCTGGTACGGGGGTACAGGTATCTTTTGACGTTACGAATGCTTGCGGAACTACATCGCTTTTTGATACGATTGATATTGCTGCCGCTCCAATTACTGCCGTAACAATGCAATATTTTCATACAGTAGCGCGACCTGGCATACTACGTATTTATGTTAACTCAGTATTAGTTATAGACTCTTCGATAGGAGAAAGCGGAGAGTTCACAGTAAACGCTGGGGACGTTATAGAGGCTCAATGCTTGGGGATAAACGTCATAGGAGTAACAAATCTGAGAAAGCTATACGTAGTAAATGTAACGGATACAATTATTATGTATGACGTTGATAATTCACCGACTAATTTAACTTTTACCTGGACAACAGCGGCTTCTAAAACCTATTTTGTAAGAGCAGAAACGCACAGCTAAACTATGTTTATGAAATATATCTTAAGTTTTCTTTTCGGCCTTATGAGCCTCACGGTTACAGCTCAATTCACGGGTACAGATTCCTTGCGCAATTATAATAACCGCTTTATTGACAATAATGCAAGTAAAGCCTTTACAAATTTAAGGCTTCATAATTTGATTGCGGGAATGATCGACTTTATTGATAGCTCCCGCGGCGGTTCGGTCACCCTGGGCATTGATACCTTATATGTAACCCAAGACTCTATTTTCCATTATAAAAAGAATGGAGTATTCAGGCAGTTTATTATAAGGGGGCTTCAAGGCGCAGGAGGTGTATACCAAATACCTTTCAGTAATGGGTTAAGCCGTTTTAATAACGATACAAACTTTATCTATGACCGGAGTCAAGGTCTGAATAACGGTCGGCTTATTATAGGGCCGACTGCTATTAACTCTGGCGGATTAGCTAAATTAAACGCTACCAGTGATAACATGAATGCAATGGCCTTATCGGCCTTTGGTACAGGTACTAACACAATCGTATTCAGGAGAGCTTTAGGAACGATTGGCACTCCGTTAGCTATAACTGTAGGCACTGATTTATGGAACTTCAGTGGAAGGGGGTATACGGGTACGGTATATACAAGTAGTAGCAGGGCTACAATGTATGCCCAAACAACCCAAGACTGGACAGACTCGACGCAAGGTACAAAGATCGTAATAGCTACAACCACAAAAGACAGCTCCATATTAAAGACAAGGATGGTTATAAGTGATAGTCTTTTGATCCTGCCAGTAAGAGCCGCTACGGGCGATAGTATGCTGACGACAAGGATTGATCCCGTTACGGGGCTTGAAGCCATTATAAAAATACCAGCAGCTACGGGTTCAACAAATTTAGATAGTCTCAGAACTGATACTACGGTTACAATATTAAGCAGTACGGGCACTGATGCATTAATATTAAAAGCAGACACGATAAAAGCAGGGGTGTTATCCGCATCTGATAAAAAGAAGTTAGATAAAATTGAGATAATTAACTCTGTTTCAGATTTGCGAACAATGAACAACGTATCAACAAACGTTGTATACCGGCTTATACAAAATAAAATAATCGGGGATTTCTACTATGACGCAACAAGCACGGCAACAGATGACAGTGTAATGGTGATACAACGAACAGGAATATCCGTAGGTAGATTTATCCGTTATTATGAAGACTACATATTAGTAGACTGGTTCGGCGCTGTTCCTGATGACGGCACTGACGATTCTTACTATATACAGAAAGCTATCAATTTTGCTATTGCTTCAGCCAAAGCGCCAACTGTTAGATTTTCAGGCGGCACGTATTTAGCTAATGATATAAACATAGTAAAGAAATCAGGCTCAGAATACACGTTTGTAACGCTTAGAATTTCTGGTGCCTCGTTTCTTGTCGGTCATGCTACAATCATAAGTGTAAATAATGTGGATGGATTTGGATTCCACATAATGATAGGCAGACAAGTAGAGATTGATAATATAACTTTTATAGGTAATAGCCCCAATCCAAGTATAGGTAATATTGTAACATGGACCCGCTCTCAATGGGCTTCAGGTGTAAGGGATAATATTAACTCGCCTCATGCGGCCATTGTGATAGATGGGTATCATAGTAGTGTTGCCTCGGGGAATAGGTATCCTGGCATGTCATCGTACTATTCAAATAGTGGTACGGGCGGAACATCTCAGTTAACAATAAGAAATTGTTCATTTAAGCGGTTTGTTGTAGGCGTATTGGAAGGCGCTGCCGGTGCCGTAGCTAATGGTGATAACATAAAGGTTCAGGACTGTTACTTTGAATCTAATCGCGTTGCATGGGGGTGCGGTCAAACACAATCACGTGCAAACACAATAGAGAATTGCTATTTTCTTTTTCACCAATACATAATAAACGGCATTGATTACGGCGCTCAAACTGGTACGCCACCAAACGTGAAACGTTGTAACTTTGCTGGCGCGACAAAATATTTATATTCTACAAGCGGCACGTTTGGGGGTATAACATTTAGTCAGTGTTATAGCGAAAGCCTTTTTTCATTAGGTAAGTGCTCTTCTCCTGTCCAGTTTACAGATTGCGAGTTAATATTAAACGCGGATCACTCGGTCGGGTTTCAACCGCAACGCGTAGCCGAAGGAAGTCAGGTTTCGTTTAAAGGCGGTAGATTCGGATACTTTGATAATGTGTCTAAAATGGCAGTAGCTTTTAATATTGGCAACCTATCATTTGATGGCGTCGCATTATTATGCTTGCCAGTAAACATGGATGCAAGTCTTTTCGATGGGAAATTAAATAGAACGCAATTTGATAATTGCCAGTTTCTCGGGAGTGGGCAATCAGGAAATGGTTGGCAGTCGAATATTATAAATACTTCAAGCTTTCAGCCTGTATTATCAAACTCAACTGTAATATTGCCGGGCGTAAAATACGTATCCGAAGATGTTTACAGACGTGTTACGCTTAGTAGCCGTTCGCCAAAAATTGAGTATTTTAATTCAGATTTCGCAACTATAAATATTGATACGCCAACAGCTACGGCGTACTTTGTTTCAAGCGACCCATTACAGTATCAGGTAGACGACGTTATGACCATTGGTAATGCTGTGTCGTGGTCGGGGGACAATTCACTATTCCAAAGTGGTCCTACCGTCTTAGGTCAAATTAGCTCCATAAGTAACGATACGATACATATTAAGTATATCCCATTCGGTCTTGATGAGACTACGACTTATTCAATTATAATAACTCGTATACCGCACGTGCTGCCAACATTTTTCGGTAATATAACAAGCGGATCAAGTTCTATAACTGGCTGTCATTTTTCGTATTGGCAACCGCTAGTCGGCGATTGGGTAAAAGGAACAGGAATACCGCAAGGTAGTAGAATTACAGGAATATCTGGTACAACCGTAACGATTAACAGAAACGCCACATCTACAACAGATAGTGTTGAGTTGAAAGACGCTGATTTATCACAAGAATTAAGATGTGGTTATCTCCCATTTGCTACGAGCCAAATCGCCTTTAGTAAAGGAGATATTATCTATAACGATAGATCGTATTCGCCAAACGATTCAATAGATCATTGGGTTTGCACAAAGCCAGGATTTACCGGCGGAACGCCATCCGTTCAATTTGACTATGTAAAATTAGGGTCCGAGATAACAATACTAAAAGGCTCCTTATCCTGGACACCAGGGTCGATAAGCGCAGGAAGCAGTACAACCACAACGCTCACAGTTACCGGGGCGGCTGTTGGCGATCCTGTCCAGATTACTACCTCAGATGGTGCAGGTATGGCGAATGGGGAAATATACGATGCGTGGGTGTCATCGGCTAACACAGTTACCGTACGCGCTAATAATTTCAGTACAGGGTCAGGGACGATCGGGGCAAGAACTTATAATATAATTGTTACGAAAAAATAAAGCGTATATACATTTTATTTAAATTGTGTCAAAATGATCCGTACTACTATGAACGAGCACACCACGGGCGTTATAGGGCTCTTTATGGGCTGGTATTTCGCTTTTATAGGATTTGTCTCACTCAACTGGTTACCCATGCTATTGAGCTCTATAGCTTCAATCATGGCTATTATTAATTATTATTATCAAATCAAAAAAAACCGTACCAAATGAAACGCTTTATTGCCTCTTTAAAAGAAGCAGAAATCCGCAACGTCTTAGCTATCCTTGTAATATTGCTAAGTTTTGCCGTTCAAGTATTGATTATTGTTAGGCCAATGCCTGCACAAAATCATGATATAATCATAACTACGGTAGTGCTTACTCTCGGTCTTCAGGGGTCGATAATCGCCTATTTCTTTGGGGCGTCTAAGATAGATCGCAAAAAAGGGGAGCTGGATAAAATAGAAAATTAATTACTCACCTTAAAATACATACTATGTCTATCAAATGGTTTATTCTTGGTTTCTTTTCTGGCTTTCTATTAATAGGCTTAGGCTTTATTCTAAATAGTGAATTTAATAAAGACCTTCAGCGTATTGAAGATAGTAAAGCAACCAAACAACTAGATTCTTTAAAAACTGAGCGTTTTGCCGATTCTATTCGTGCAGATCATTATAGGGCCGAAAAGGAAAGATTATTCGACACCCTTATGTCTTATAAGGTCGAGAATGGAAGGCTATCTATAGAGCTTAACCGAAAGACTGAAGAGCTATTGCAAGCTAATAAAAGGTATGCAAAGCAGCGACAAGAGCAACAGGTTGAAAAAGCTCTTAGCATATGTGATAGTATCGTTTATACATATATTCCAGATTATTTAGCCGTTGATACAACTCTACGTAATAGCACTGATTCGCTCACTAATAAATATAGCGGCTGGGTTGACTATCAAGCTAAGGTAATAGATAGCAGCATATTGCGGATTAACAATTTATCAAACGGCCTTGAGACTTCGATAAAAGATAATGCCACGAAAGAAGTGTCGAATAAAAAGCAAGAGCGTAAAAGGCTTATTAGTTGGGGCGTTGTTGGGGCTGCAATAGGGGCGCTTATAGCTGTGATATTCGGTAAATAAAAAAAAGCCCTGTAGAGAGCTACAGGGCGTCCGTCAAATACTTTACTAGAATTAAGTTAATGCAATATTACAATAAATTATTCAATAAAACTAACCCCTATGGCTGATTTTAAAATAGCTTTGAGGGAAACGCTCGGCATTGAAGGGGGCATTTCCAACAATCCAAAAGATCGCGGAGGATTTACCTACAAAGGTATCTCTCGAAAAGCATGGCCCTATTGGGAAGGATGGTCGATAGTAGATCGTTGGCTCAATAACTGGTCGAATATTCACCCGGATGACGTTTCAAAGCTTGATTACCTGGTTGAACGCTTCTACCGTGAAAATTTTTGGGATCGTATAAGCCTTTCCAATATAATCAATCAAAAAATAGCCAATGAGCTATTCGATACCGGTGTTAATGCTCACCCGAAAAAAGCAGTTCGGTTTCTTCAGACAGCTTTAAACCTGCTTAACCGGAATGGTGAACTATATGAAGATATATCAGTTGATGAGATACTAGGTATAAAAACGTTAGACCTTACTAACAAGCATCCATACCCGGACGCATTACTTAAGTTGCTGAACGGTCTGCAACTCTCTTATTACATTGCTATCTGCGAAAAAGACCCTTCGCAGGAAGAGTTTCTACGCGGCTGGCTAAAGCGTGTGATATAGTATGTAACCCGTTACCGGTTGGTAACCAGGTAGCCGAACCTTATCGCGGGTTCGGCTTTTTTTATAAAAGCCCAGATTTTTTATTTACTTTCCAGCCTTTCATTATCATGTTTTAGTAAGAGCAAGTTCCCGGACGTTTCTACGGTGCCGGGATTTTTTTTTTAATTATTTCCCAAAAAGATTTGGAAATACACTCGAAAGAGGTATATTTGTGTAAGAAATTACCGCAAAACAAGTATTTTTAACGTCAAAAATTATTACTATGAGTAAGATCACACCTTCAGCTCCTTTGCAAGCCCTTATAAACGCAGCCGATGAACGCGCTAACCTTCAACGCCTCGATGAAGCCGCTAAAAGAATCTTTGTTGCAAAGAACTCTCTCGCCTATAAGACTGCTAAAGAAGCAATCGAGACCCCCGGCATTGCCATCTCATGCGGTAAGAATACCGGTTCAGGTCGTCACTCTTCTTCTACCTCCTGGCAATCACGGGTAGCTATGCTCCTCGGTACTGCCGGCTTCAACTTCAACGCCTTTAATGATGCCCCTAAAGGCGGCAAAGCTGGTGATAAGATAGTGGTTATTGAAGGCGACAGAAAGCACACTATTGAAGCAATCACAAACCCTAAACCTTAAGCTATGCCCATCCTCGAAAATGCTTCACAGCTTGATAACCTCTTCAATGATGACCACTTAGTGAAAAAGTACCGCCGCAAATTGGCGGTACTTGTAGCCGAGCAGGTATTATGCGCTCCTGAGCTTCGCAAAGAGCTTTTACCGACCATTGTGTCTCAAAAAGCACAACTGCATACCCAAATAAAAGGGCGAAAAATTCAGCTCTTAAAAGCTATTGATTACGTTAAATCTATATAATATGCCGCTATATCAACAACGCATAACTCATGCCATTAACGCAGGGTTTGAAATTTATACTAACACCTGGAATGAGAATGGAGAAGGTGCTATCCTAATTAATAATCAGAAAGATAGCATCTATGAAGGTGAATGTCTTGATATTTTTGAGGATGGATCGTATCGCCAATATTGTCAATTCAAAGGGCAACAACCTTCTTTTAAGATAATTACAGGAGACCCACCAAAGGGAGTTATTCACTAACTCAGTGGAGTGGAACGTTTACCGGTATCGTATAACCGGATTTTTTTTAACTCTAATTATTCATAATATGATCTCTAATTACTTTTATTTTTCACCAGGTATATTAGTATGGTAGAATTTATTAATGAGTGTTTTCGCCGATGAGAGAGGTAGGCTAATTCAATATAATGGGGGTAGCATAGTAGCAATTTTTCAGATCAAATTAAAACCTTAATCTATGATTATACTCTTATCCTCCTGTAAAATTTTCCGGGCAGTTTGCACCGATGAAACTAAAAGTAATACCTTTAAAATTTTCAGGCGCACCAACGAAGAGTGTATCGGTCTCATTTACCAAAAGACAGAACACAGGTGGGTGTATGAAGCCATGTTGGAAACATTTTCGTCTACTGATTTAATGGATATCGCGGCTTTAATACATGCATGCAGAGTTAGATATACGGGTATTGATTATTGCGAAGAATAAAATTGTTAACTTATGATATATGAATTACGGCAAACCCGTAGTAAAAACAAGAAGCATAAATACATCTATGAATTGATCGTAGATGGTTCGGTTAGGTATACCCGAAAAAGTAACCGGGATTACTATGGGGCTACTGTCGAAAAAGTTGATGACTCTTATAAGTGTCGCTTTTTTCGCAGCATTCAAATTGCTCAATTGAGCAGTCATATGGGTGAAAATATCGCCTTAACTTTTGACACTTTAAAATCGCTTAAATAACTTTTTTCCTTTACCTTTAAACTTCTCAAATCTTCTTTTATGGAAAGTCTGATTGTTAGCGTAACACTTATTAGCGCTCTTATTAGTATTGCTTATTTCATCTATAAGGAACTTCGTTCGGCTCTTTATCTTCACTTGGCCCTTAACGATTATCGTACTATCTCCTTGGGCATTATTAACTCTCAAACTTTGGCCGAGTTAACTTTTTGGGAAGGGGAGGCTAAAAGCTTCTTTGAGCAATATGGACGCAAAATTCCTATCTCTCTTTTAAATACGTATGCTTCACTTTTGGGAGTAAGTTTTAAAACACGTACAATAAAAGGCTTCTCAAAGGATTAAGCATGCTAAATCATATTTTTTGTTGGGTAGTACTTACTATCCTCTTTAATCTTATGCGTAAAAATCATCAATCTTAAAACCTTTATTATGGATTTTCAACAATTGCTACGCAAGTATATAGCCCATGTCATATCTGTTAACGCAGATAGCTATATTGAAGTTGCCCGGATAACTCCTCATTATAATAAGATTCTCCCGGTATTTACCGAGGAAGAAATTGAATTGCTCGAACTCATCGAGAAAGAGGCAAGAAAAGAATTTACTCACATTAATTAAACCTTTCGGCGTATAGGTAGCCGTTATATAACATGAAAATAATACTTGAGTTTTCAACGGAAGATTTTAAAGCCAATTTGAGCAAAACACTTGAAGAGCTTTTTATTTCTTCTACTGAAAAAAAAGCAACTAAAAAAACCTCAAAGAAAGCCGAAGCAGCTTTCGAGGAAGAAGAATTCGGAGATGTGGAAAACGAAAGCGACGAGGAAGAAAGTGAAGATGAAGAAAGCGAGGTTGACGCTGATATGATTAAGGAGGCCGTTGGTAAAGCGGTTTCAGCCGGTAATAAAGCGAAAGTAGCCGCTCTTTTTACCAAGTATAAGGCGAAAACAATTAGTAACCTTAAAGAAGCCGTATATGCTAAATTTTACAACGAGCTTCTACCCTTAACCAAAAAGCAAAAATAGCCTTCAATTATGGAAAGAGAGCATAGCCTTTTAAATCCCTCATCGGCAAATATATGGTTGACTTGTACGCGAGCTCCCCGTTTTGCGGAGAAGTTCGAGAAGAAAACCAGTAATTACGCTGATGAGGGTACGCTATGCCATTCTATCGCAACTGATCAACTCAATTGTAGGCTCGGAAGGCTATCAAAAAAGGATTATCAAAAACAGCTTGCTTTTCATCGTGATCACGAGCTTTACAAGGATGAAATGGAACGCTACGCTGAAGGCTTTGTAAGTTATGTGCTTGATCTCTACTATGTCTATAAACAAAAAGGCTGCGTTGATATATGGATTGAAAAGCGCATAGATTATAGTCATATTGCGCCTGAAGGATACGGCCATCTTGATGTGTGTATACTTTCACCAAGTATAATAGATGTGATAGATTTTAAGTATGGAAAAGGTATACCGGTTTCGGCTATTGCTAACGTTCAGTTAGGTTTATATGCTTTAGGAGTGATTGAGGCTACACTTTTTTATGATGAGTTTGAGAAGGTTAATCTCCACATCTATCAGCCCCGTATTGACAATATCAGTACTTACACTAATACAGTCCAGGAATATATACGTTGGGGTAATACCACTGTTAAGAAGGCAGCGCAACTGGCCTATAACGGCGAAGGTGATTTCAGAGCCGGAACACATTGCAGATGGTGCCCAGCAAAGATAAACTGTAAGGCTTCTACTGATTATCATACATCATTAGCAAAGTATGATTTCAAAGTACCTTACGAAATGGATATAGAAGAAATCGCGGAGGCTTTGCTGATTGGGGAAAGCTTAGTCAACTGGTATAACGCAATAAAGGAATATGCTTCTGAAGAAGCAAGAAAGGGCGTTAAAGTTCCCGGCTTTAAATTAGTAGCTGGTAAGTCTATGCGTAAATATGCCGATAGCAAACAGGAAGAGATAGTAAAGGCATTATTAAAGGCAGGCTATAAAAAGGAGCAAATTGAAAAATCTTCATTGATAGGCATTACTGAAATGACTAAGCTCTTAGGCGAGGGTAAGCTTAATAAATTACTGGGTAAGTACATAATTAAACCTCCGGGCATACCTACACTAGTTCCTGAGTCTGATCGACGTAAGTCGATAAATGGCAAAGAAGGCGCAAAACAAGATTTTAAGAATATAAAAATTTAACCAATGAGTACGACAAAAATTCAAATCCCCTGTCGGTTTTCTTTTGTCAATGTGTGGAAGCCGAAAGCAAATGACGACGGCACTTTAAAGTACAGTGCTTCGCTCATCATTGACAAAAGTGATACTAAGACCATCAAGAAAATTAAGGCGGCTATTGCTGCCGCTATGGAGGCAGGAGCCACAACGCTAAAGGGTAAGAAAGGCCTCCGTAATCCCTTGCGTGACGGTGACAAGGAACGCGAAGGAGATGGAGCATATGAAGGCGCTATGTTCTTAAACGCAAGTTCAGAACAACAACCTGGTATCGTACAGTATTCATCCGATGGTGACCCTGACCCAATCACCGATCAACGGGAATTTTATTCCGGCTGTCATGGCTATGCCTCTATTAATTTCTTTGCCTATAACAAGAAAGGTAATGCAGGCATTGGCGTAGGGCTGAATCACGTTATGAAAGTTAAAGACGGCGATCCATTAACCGGGCGCGGTTCAGCTGAAAGTGATTTTAAGGACATTACTATTGAAGATGACTTCGAGGAAGAAGAGGAACCCGGTAGTGAATTCTTTTAGTAAGTAGAAATTAAGCCGGGAAAATTACCGCCTGGCTTAATTTTTCTGTAACCTTAAAAACATGCCCCCATGAGAGCCCTCCACATTGATATAGAAACTTTCTGCGAGCTTGATATCACCAAAGTAGGTATGTTCGAGTACGTTAGGCATGAGAGCTTTGAAATCATTCTTTTCTCATACCGATTTTCTGATGAACTGTTTACCACAACCATAGACTTGTTAAATGGCGAAGAATTACCAAAAGAGGTAGTTAGACATATTACTAGAAGGGAAGAAGTAAAAAAAGCCTGGAATGTGTTTTTTGAGTATACATGCCTTAAAAAGTATTTCAAACAGAAATACCATATTATTTTAAATTTCTTTAATTGGTATTGCACTATGACTAAAGCCGCATATAACGGATACCCTTTAAAGTTAGAATCTTCTGCTATTGCTCTTAAATTAAGCCTCGGTAAAATGGCCGAAGGTCGCAGATTAGTTAAAGAATTTTGCACCCCTATTACTAAACCCACAAAGAAATTAAACTACGCTACGAGAAAATTACCCCATCATTCGCCTGAACGATGGGAGCTTTTTAAAAAATACAATAACACAGACGTTGAAGTTGAAGTAGCAATAGACTATGCCTTACCGGTAGAACTACCTCCGCAAGAGTATGAATTATTTGTCCTGGACTACCGTATTAACGAGAGAGGTATACGAACCGATCTGCCAATGATCCGTAAAGCCCTTGAGCTTATTAAAGAGCATTTTGCAAACCTGTTTAAAAGAAGCCAGCTAATTACGGGTCTTGATAATCCTAACTCTCCTACCCAATTAATGAAGTGGTTACAGGAAAGAACAGGATTGGTTATAACTTCTGTTAAAGTGGAGAGCCTTGACAAATTCTTATCCCAGCCAGGAATACGAAGAGAAGTCAAGGAAGTGATTGACATTCGCAAAGAGCTTTCTCTTTCATCCGTAAAAAAATACGCTGTAATGCTCCGAATGGCGGACGTAGAGGGTATTATAAGGGGTATTACCCAGTTTTATGGCGCCAATCGTACAGGGAGGTGGGCCGGTAGAGGTGTACAGGTGCATAACCTGCCCAAGCAAGGCGATTATAACCCCAAAGAGATCACGTTCATGCGGAAGGCTATAAGCCCCCTCCATGACTGCGAAACCCTAACTATGCTCTTCTCAGACGTTCTGAACACCCTTAAACTACTTTTGCGTACGGCTTTTGTCGCCCGGGAGGGTCATTACCTTCTCATTGCGGACTGGTCGGCCATTGAAGCCCGTATTTTAGCCTGGTTATCGAACTGTAAATGGCGCATGGAGGTATTTGCCACTCACGGCAAAATTTATGAAGCCTCAGCCGCTAAAATGCTAAAGGTGCCTATCGAGCTCATCAAGAAACCGAGTAAAGAGCGCGATAAAGGAAAGGTTGCCGAGCTCGCTCTTGGTTACCAGGGCTGGGTACCTGCTCTTGTCCGCATGGGGGCGCTTGAAATGGGGCTAAGTCAGGATGAGCTTGCCCCCATAGCAATGGCATGGCGTAATGAAAATCCTGAGATTGCACACAGGCAGCATGGTCTTTGGGCAAGGTGTGAAAGAGCATTTATTGCGGCCTTTGAGTACCCGGGCAAGATCATTCGATTTGCGGAACAAAGGTTAGCAGTACAATTCAAAGGGGGCTCACTGATATTCACCTTACCGTCAAGCAGACAGTTATTTTATCCGAATGCGAGCTATGACGCCAAAGGAAAGGGGGAGATAAGCTATTGGGGTATCGATCAAACTAATAAAAAATGGAAGAGAACGCAGCTATATGGGGGTAAGATCGTCGAAAACGCTGTGCAAGCAATTGCCAGAGATATATTAGCGGAGGGGCTTAAAAATGTAGTTCAACTGTTTCCTGTCGTTATGCATGTTCATGATGAGATTGTAGCGGAAGTACCTGAACACATTGAAGAAGAATATGCTATAGAGGCTGTGGAAAAAATAATGAACAATGCCCCCTCCTGGGCAAATGGGCTAATCCTTAAAAGCGATATATTCACGTCCCCGTACTATCGGAAAAATTAGGCCAATGATTAACGTAGCGCACGACAAAAAAATAACTATCTCCGTTGGAGCAAGTAAAGACTCTATTAAATGGAAAAATAAAACTTTACTTTGGTCAGAGCTCCTTCAGAGATTAAGCAAGACGCATCGAACCGTAGAGACTGAAAAAGAATATGCCAATCTACCAAAGAAAGATTGTGACCGCATAAAAGATGTAGGAGGTTTTGTTGGGGGTAACATAAGTGGTGGAAGGAGAAAAAAAGGAGCAATAACATTTCGCACATTGATTACTCTAGATATTGATTATGCGAAATTTGATTTAGATGTTTGGGGTCTTTTTCAAATGCTCTATAATAATGCGGCTTGTATCTATTCAACACACTCCCACAGAGCTGATAACCCCCGGCTGCGCATTGTACTACCACTTGATCGGGAAATAGACCCCGAGGAATATCAACCAATAGCTCGTAAGATCGCGGGACATTTAGATATTGAGATATTCGATAACACTACTTTCCAACCGGAAAGATTGATGTATTGGCCTTCTACACCCAATGATGGAGAATATATTTTCCATTATCAGGATGGCC